CTCTAGCGGTTCCATTGTCAAGGTTAAACCCTGTTAGTGTCTTGTTACCTACGTGAGATTTTAAAGCCAACGTAATTCCATTATCTACATTAACATCGCTGTAAATGTAGATTGGCAATCTGATTACAACAGTTTCACCACGTTTAAATTCCTTTTTAGAACTTCTAAATGAAATACCTTTCCAACCATAATTTGTTAATCCATTATTATTAATTTCTACAGAATTACGACCGTTAAAGTCGTTTTGATTAATTGTTGGCGACGCTCCGTTTAATGTGTAAGAGCTGCTAGACTTAATCTCCGTATTTAGTAATAGATTAAAGTTCGGTGCTGACTTTCCGGCATCACCTTTTAACCTAACCCATTTAAAAGCCTTCTTGTCTGTTGGCGTTACCGGTGATGTAGTTCTTGCTATCCCCATGTAAGCTTTTGGTTCACGTCCGAAACCACTACCGTCCGCATTATCCGAATATACTAAATGAGTGTATTTGTCACCTGTGATTGATTTTTGTTGAATATCAAACCAATCAAAGTCACCAGCTGTTGGCGTTCCGTTTTTAAAAACATAACCAAAATATCTATATTTATGGTATTGTGCCGGCTCGTTGGTTGGATAATCCGTGTAAGGTCTGTCCCCTTCGTGAATTGTGTACCAATCTACTTGAACGCCCGTCCAATTTTCGTCCTCTGGTACTAATATGAACTTAAATAACACATCATCTACATCATTGCCTGTTGTAAATACTATATTCTTAGTTTGTAATGTGTTCCCGAACTCCAATTGACCCCAAGAGTACTCTTGTGAAGTTTTGTTGTTTCTAAAGTAAGCCCATAATTTGTTGTTATTACCTTTTGCTCTAGCTGTAAGGGTGTATTTAGTGTTAGGTTTCAACGCTAAGAACATGTTAGCTTGCCAAATATCGCTAATGTCATCATCGTTAGTAATATTTACACGAGGTCTATTTTTTGCTAATAGAAATGAATTGTCGTCCGGCTCAACAACGGTAAAATCTAGTCCGTTTGTACTGTTGGCATAACCTTTATACAGTTTTCCTTCAAATTTCACCTTAGTCCAACTATATTCAGTTGGGTCGGACGGTGCTGTTGATTTACTACCTGTATAAATCCCTATATATTGGGAATTAGGGTCGTCATTCATGTTTCGACCGTCGGCAAAGTTCGAATACTTTTTAAATACATACGCATTTTTTCCGTCTGAACCTCTTAATTCAGTTTTCTTGCTTTCGTATGTTTTTACGCTTTCTTCGTTAGCTATCTGACGAATACCGTCAGCACTAATCGTTAAATCGTTGATTAATCTCTTAGTTTCTTCTTTAGTTATGAAATCTTTTCTAATACTAGATTGAATAGCATCACGCATTTTTGTAAAAATGTTTTGTGTATTAACTTCTCCAGCTTCGAATTGTTGTCTGAAACTTTCATCGGAAACCAATGTTTTGATAAACGCTTTGTCAATCATTGCATTTTTTATCTCTGCAAAATTTAATTGTGCTTGAATAGCCTTAATCATTTCAGCTTCTGTGATTATCGTTTTTAATCTAGCGATATTCCCTTCAACTGCATCAAGAATTCTAGTCTTAACTATTTCTGGAATTTCGCCGTCAGCTTCGAATAAAGCTTTTTTAACTTCAACTGCACTTTTTGATTTTTCTTCTAGTTCGACTAGTTTATCTTCAATACTTTTCTTATCAAGTTTTAATAATTGGTCTAAATTTTTCTGAATTTTAAAAACATCTAATTTACTCTCTACTTGTTCAGCCACTGCATTATCAACCATGCTAGCTAGTGTAGTTCCTAAATTAGATTGGATTTTACCAAAACCAATAGTTTTTAACTTGCGTCCCATAGGGGAATAAGTGTATTTTGTGATTTTCTTCTTAACATCAAGATTAAATTTCTCATGGAATATTGTAACCGTGTCAAATATCCCAACAGGCACATCAGGTCTACCCACAACATCAATCTCTATACTTTCTTCAATTACATCACACAATGTAGTTTTGAAGTAATTTTCACCGTATTTTCGTAATGTTGTTTCATCTATAACATCTTGATCACTTACATCTAAATTTCCCTCGTAAATGTTTTTATACTTATTAATCAACGGACTATCAACAGTAACAGCTATTACTTTATCTTTCTCGCCCTCTTTTTGTGAGTTAATAGTTTTTGTGAAGTGGATTCTTGTTCTTAAATCTTTTATAGATTTTTTCTGTTGGTATGATTTTAGATTTTTTTTGTACATAAATAAAGCTTCTTTGTTGCTTCCACCATTACTTAATAATCTAATATCATATTTATCTCTGATTAAGTCTCCGCCCCATTGACCTATTATAGAATGTTTATCTCTAAATAAGGCATTTGCTACTGTCACATTTTTTAAGTTAAAACTGTGAGTATTGGCAATATCAGAGGAGAATGTAAAATTGTGTTTACGAATAATACTACTTGTAAGACTTCTCATTACTCTATCTCCACTAGCGTTATTAACGCTTATTTCAGTGATAGAATAATTATTTAGTAATGTAGCTACTTGGTTAGCATATACAGTAATATAAGCGTGATGTTTTTCTACTTCAAATATGATGAATTCCTGTTCTCCGTGTAAGTCGTCAGCTAGTAAAAGTGTCTCTTCTACTAACTCTTCCCACAATGGATTATTTGTTGGAAATTTGAAACTTAATTGATATTTGCTATTTCCTTCGTGTTCTATTTCATCATTATAAGAAAAATTAAGAGGGATTTTTCCCTCTTTTAAATAGATCATACACGCCACCTCCAATTGCCTTTTATTTTAATACTTGTAACATTCCCAGTAGTCACAACTCCTTGTAATCCCGGTGGTATTTCAAAGAACCCACCTTTTTTACGGATTGAATTTTTTAAAACATTATTTTTATCGTATATATTTTGCCTTCTGTGTCTACAATCTATAATTGCTTTACTGTCTAAAGTTAAGAACATAATTTGACTACCTATTGCCAAACTCACCTCTCCACTTCCTTCTATTTCGATTATCGGCTCTGAAAATACATTTCCGATATTGTTAATAGTACCTTTAGCTGTAAGTCTTATTTCAGTACTTTCGTTAGTATATCTAAACGGGTCAAACATCAACTTAACACTAACTAACCACCTTGAATTACCTTGTTTATTGAACGTAATATCAACTAAATCAGCATAATATTTAGATGATTTTAAATAATCAAACTCTATTGTATTATCGAAATCTTTTAATAGATTACTTAACTCTATTACTTTAGCAAAATTAACAGCAGAGATTTTCAAAGTACGTTCTTGACTTTCAAAAGCTTCATCATGAAGTATATAAGTTCCGTTAATACCATATATTTTATTTTCTTCTGATATGCGTTTTTTTGCTACTTGAATCTCTCCGCCGTCAACTAACACATAGTCTTTAGGAGGTAAAATTACATCATTAATCTTAATCATTATTAAATACCCTCCCTTCTAACAAATGTCATTTGTCTATCATATGAGTTTTTAGCTAAAATTTCACCGTCTAAATAAGTGTTAATATCTTTATTTGAAATATCTTTTAATAAGTCTTGTACAACTTCTAACGCTTTAATAACATTACTATCCTTATCTTCTAAAGAAAAATCAGCTGTACTCATATCTTCAATTTTTAAATTTTTAGATATGCTAGCTCCTATTTCAAAATCTGAAATATCATTTGTAAAAGCTTTATTAATATCTTTAGCCATTCCACTAACAGTATTCTTTACAGTTTCAAACTTATCTGAAAGTCCTTTGTCTAAACTTTCCATAATTGCATTACCAGCAGGTATTAGTAGTTTTCTGTCGTACTCAATCGGACCTTTGTTGTCTCTAATCCATTCAGCTATTCCGCTTACAAAACTTCTAACGCTTCCCCAAGCTGACCTTAGCCCATTAAGGAATCCATTAATAATAGCACTACCTGCATTCCATAAGTTGATATTTCTTAATGAGTAGAATATGTTAGAAACGCTACTTACTAAGTTGGACACTCCGTTTCTGAATGAGTACCAAGCATTCTGTGCTGCACCCACTAATCCACTTATTATGCTTACAACACTTGACCTAATACTGTTCCAAGTGTTGACAGCTGTATTTCTTACTCCATTTATTAGAGATGAGAAGAAATTTTTAAATCCTTCCCATAAAGCTCTTATTCCATTAATTAATCCAGTTACTATTGTTATCACAGCTGTTTTTAAACCATTCCAAATAGTTGAAGCTGTTGTTTGTAGGAAGCTCCAAAGAGCAATCATTCCATTTTTAAAACTTTCCCAAGCATTTATTAATAATGCTATAAGAGTACTGACTATTGTTGATACTACTGTTTTGATACCTTCCCAAACTTTCTGAATAGCTGTTTTAATACCATCCCAAATAAGTTTTAAATCTTCTTGAAGTTTCCCAAAATTTCCAGTTACAAAATCAAGAATGATTAATACAGCTCCCATTACAATAGATTTAATAAATTCCCAAATACCTTGAATAGTCGTTTTAACGCCATCCCAAACAGATGTAACTCCATTCCTTAAAATGTTCCAAGCATTAGTAAATCCTTGTATAAACGGCTGAACTATAGCCATTATTGAGCTTGTGATGAAAGTCCACGCCGCACTTGTTGTTTCTTGAATTTCAGACCATAGACTAGAGAAATATTCAGTTACACCTTGCCATAGAGCTTTTATTTTTTCTACAGCAGCACCCCAAATAGCCTGAACTCCAGACCATAAGGTTGTTGCTCCTGTTGAAATACCGCTCCATATACTACTAAAGAATTCTACGACACCCTGCCAAGCTTGTTTTAAAAAGTTGACAAAACCTTGCCAAATTTGTTTACCTGTTTCAGTTTGTGTAAAGAACCAAGTTAATGCAGCTACCACTGCCGTTATTCCTACAATAAGTGCAGTCATAGGGCTTAAAATCATTACAGCGTTGAAAATTGCCATCGCTGTTTTTGCTGCCATAATAGCAGTTTTGAATCCGTTTATTAAAGCAACAATAGGTCCGAGTATCTTCAGTGCTATAAACTTACCAACAATATAACCTAGTGCGACTTTCACTAAGGCAAGTGCTACCTGATTTTCTCGTAAATATGAAGTGAAACTTTTTATCCATTGTGATATTACTTTTAATACGTTACTTAAAAATTCAAACGCTAAAGCTACACCACTAACACCACTTTCAGCAGTGTTAATTCCTAATAGATCTCCGATAAAATCTCCAACAATTGCTACTATATTTTTTATTGCTTCCCAAACATTTTTAAAAGCAGTTCGGATATTATCAGCAATGCTAACAATTGAATCAGCAGTTCTTTCATTAATACCTAATGCCTTAGTTAAATATCCTTGAATTTTGTTTACTACTTCATCTCCAAACACACCTCTTAATTGCTCAGCTAGTCCAGAGAATGCACCTATCACAAGAGATGGTAATCCTTTTAAAATATTTCCTACCATTGGTAGAAAGTTACCTACAAGGAAAGTCATTGTTGTACTAGCTAATTGTTGTAGAGCTGGTTTAATATCTTGACCTAGAGATAGATTACCTATCAAGTTTAAAAATGCTGCTTTCATAGAAGCAAATGAACCTTGTAATGTTGTAGCTGCTTCTTTTGCTGTTGTTCCTGTAATTCCTAATTCGCCTTGAATTACGTGAATTGCTTCATACACATCTGATAGGTTGTTAATGTCATACTTAACACCTGTTAATTTCTGTGCATCAGCTAACAGACGTTGCATTTCTTGCTTAGTTCCCCCGTAACCTAATTTCAGGTTATCCAGCATTGTATAGTTTTGTTTTGCGAACCCTTGATATGCATTCTGGATAAGCTCCATTGATGTTCCCATCTTATTAGAGTTATCCGCCATATCAACCATTGCTGTATTTGCTACTTTTGCAGCCTTCGCAGTGTCACCACCTAATGACTTAATTAAACTAGCACTAAATCCGGTTACAGTTTCCATATAGGCGTTTGCTGATAGTCCTGTAGTCTTATAAGCTTCATTAGCATACTGCTTAACCTTATCAGCATTATTTTTAAATAATGTTTCAACTCCACCTAGAGACTGTTGAAGTTTCCCACCTTCAGTAAGTGAAGCTGCAAATAACTTACCTATCCCAGCTGCAATTACTGCGTTTTTAATTGTTGAAACTAGAGTACTCCCAGCACTCTTTCCAGCACTTGAGACTTCTCCGTCTAGTTCTTTTGATATCATCCCTGATATCCCTTTTGCGGAAGGCATAATTTGTACATATGCTTTACCTAAATTTGTTGCCATATTATCCTCCTTCCTTCAATATTCTATTTCTTATTTTTTCAAACTCCTCACCAGTTGTGAATGCTAATTCCTCTTTAACTTTAACAGGTTTATTGATACCATCTACAAGTGACTTAGGTTTATTTCTGCCCTTTTGACCATCTTTTGTTTTAGCCCAAACTAATAAACTTAATCTATCCACAGTTGAGGCTAGTAGCATAGTATCTAACTTAACTTTTTGACCTGACATTTTCATCTTAATTCTAGAATCATCTCTTAAGCCATTACAAAAAATAGCCACCGTTTCTGGTGGCATATCTTTGTAATTATAGATCCGATAAGTTTCAGCTAAGTCACAAATAACAGCATCTTCATCAGTATTCAACATACTAGCAAGGATTACTATTTTTTTAATCGTTCTTGAGCTTTAAAGATATCTTCAAGTTCTGCTGTTATTTTTTCAGTGTCTACAATCCCATCTTTATCTCTAACATGATCTTTTAATTTTTTTGTTCCTTCTTTGCCTAATAAAAGATTCATCACTCTTGGTAAAGCAAGAGGATTAGTATCTAATTCTCCTAACGCTTCTACTAATTCATAGTTTCTTACATTTTTTTCTGAAATAGAATATGCGAATCCTGTTTTAGTTACACCTGTTAATTTTTTCATCCTACTTATCTCCTATCTTTATTTTTTTTTAATATATTCGTAGTGAGTATTTCCATCAGTATCTGGGAATGCATTTAGAGTAGTTTCGAACCCAACCATTTCAGAGTCAGCATATTTAATTTCTCCTACTTCACTAATTTTTCCGTTAGGAATTACAATACGTTTTAAGATGTCACCTTTTAGCACCATCTCAATAACGACTGCATGTTGTGATAATTCCTTAGTATTCGCTTTAATTGTAATACCTGTTTCAACATCTCTAAAAAAAATAGTATGCATTTTCTTA